ATTGATTATCCGAACCGTGTTGCTATTGTACGTCAAATTTGTGCCTCGTTTGAAATGATCTGCGATCGTGTCGGGAATATTTGTACGCCCTGTCCCAGCCACCGTGAACACATCAACTTGATATACACCATCGATTCTGTCTTTACCTGATGCTCCAAGAGCAGCTTGGACAACATCAGCAGGGAGAAAGTTTGCTCTCAAATAGCTTTCATTTGCCGCTGGCTCGTATGGGATGTTTGGAAATGCAATATCTAAACCGCCAGACATACTTGCTAATCTAGCATCAAGTGCGGCTTGTACATCGTTGAATACCGTACTCACGACTGCAAAGCCCTGACTAGTGCGCGAAAGTATGGCCGCACCATGCCTTGCGGAGCGAGTTTTGAGAAGCCACCGACAGTTTTACCAGTGCCTTTCTTCGGCGGGTTTGGGTATAACCCGAACTCTACCACGCGAGCATAAGGCAGATTGTTGGTGAAGAAGAAAATATCTCCTAGCTCAAATTGAGCTATGGTTTTCTGAGCTTCATTTGTAGCCTCACCATTGCCCCCTTGTTGTTTTGTATCAAGTTGCGCGAGTTTGGCTTGATTAATACTCGACTGCCAGTTCCCTCGTAATCTTCCAGACTCTACTGGTGTCTGGATAATCACGTTTTTTGTAAAATCTAGCAGACTACCTCGTATCTTTTCCTCACTCGCTTCTGTCACCTTGACTGTAAAACGACCTAAATCTTGACCAAGGCTCATGCTCTCACCTGTAGATCGACTGAAACCAAGGTGTCAGATGGTTTGCGCTCATTGATTGCTATGACGCGAAACACCTTACTATCCAGAGAAACTATGTCATTGAGGACATAAGTGTGCGGCTCCGACAAGATGCGTCGATCGCCTTGCTGTATGGTGCTTCCGTCAATTTCTGCATCATTGTAGTTGAACACACAACAAAACTTGCTAAACGTACTGGTGATGTCGCTAGTCTGGCCTGTTGCCGTGTTATACGAACCTTTGGACGTTCTGGTAAATGTAAGCTCCCGCCCGAAACTCTTGATCAATGCTGTCGCTTTAGTCGAAAGCGTTCCGTATGAAAAGCTCACGACCTCATCACCTCAAATGCTGGTCTGATTATCTTGCTGAGTGCAAAGGTCAAGGCCGGAGTGGTGACACGATTCTCACTATTGTTTGCGTAGGTCACTTCAATGTCGCCAACCTTTTCTCGTAAGGTCTTACGATCTTCTGTGTTTAATTGGCTATTGCCAGACTCTTGAGCAAAGATTGCCTCATACAGAGCGAGTTTGACATCGTTAGGTATCTCTGTTGCGTCTGCGTAGTAGCCATCGATCATTGCCTCAGTTCTAGGCCACTGCAAAGGTTGATTTTCGTTTGCCTTGAATCCGATAAACGTCTGACGCTCGAAAAAATCCATCGCTCGATAGATTGATTGAGTCACTTTGGCATCGTTACCGTAAGTCAGATTTCTTAAATTAGCCCAATCCTTAAAGTTTTGCAGTGAAACGTAAGTGTTCGCGCCACTGACGACTGACCCATCCTCAACGACAAGGCTCATTTCTTCACCTCGTATCCATTAGAGCGATAAACATCAACCATACAAGGATCGACTTTGACGACTTTACCCTCGCCATTGACCATCGTGACTAAGTTTGGATTTTCATCATCTGCGACTTTTTTGGTTTTCGATTCAGCCATCTCTCATTCCTTTAGTTGAACCGACTCGGGCGAACTAGCAGAACTCCGCGAATCGGCTCAAGTAAAACGGGGGACAAGCCCCCGTATAGTTTTAGCCTAGCAGAGTTGCGATGAAGTCTGATTTCCAGCACTTCACGCCAAACGCGACAGCAACTTCGATCATGGCCTTACGATAACCCTTATAGAATCGAACTTCGTAGACGATTCCGCTATTCGGGTCTTGAACCGTGATTGCATCATCAGCATTATCACCACCTTCCGGTACAGCAGGAGCGCGAACAGCGAGTTCGATCGCACGACGATGAAACGCCATATTTGCCGTGTAATCGTTGCCGATTGTCATTTCTGTCGTATCAGCTACGGTTGACCTGATTCCAGGCGCGCCGATCACGATATCGCCACTCGTCGCAACCAATCCGGTGTTGACGACATACTTGTTCACGGAATCGCCAGCAAACGTGACAACATCCCCAGCAATGATACCTGTCGTGTTGACCGTACCACCGTCTAGTGAAATGGTTGTCTGACCGACCACTTCGCCTGATCCGTTATTAATATCGTAACCTGTACCCGCACCTTTCGTATGCGATTGGACTTGTGCCGACTCACGCACCGCCAAGCCTTGCAGATCGAGCAAAGTGCCTTGACGTAACAGCGTATCGTTTCCAGCCTGATTGACTGATTGCAATGTTGAGAGCTGACGCAGATTTGTTCCGGCTAAAGTATTTAAGACCAGACTAGCCTGACCATCATTTGGCGGCATTCCGTTATCGACCAGAATCTGTCGAATCTCTGCGACTTCATCAAAGTTCGATCCGAATGGTGTTGTGCCAGCCGTCCCGAAAGCTCTGGATGCAGAGTTCTTTGCTTGTGTAGCAATCTCCACCTCCATCTCATTGGTCAAAGCTCTCATCGCTTGCGCGATCATGTCACCGTAAACCGTGTCGTAGCCAACACCATTATTCAAGTGCAGTTGATCTTCACCAGTGAACGGGATTTGAACAGCGCGAGACTTGTTGATGGTCAGAGTTTTGTTGTCAACCGTCTGATCGGTTCCTTGCGGAATCGTCATAGATTCAGTGACATCACCGACAGTCGATTCGCGTGTAAACGCGGCTCTTACAACGTCACCTTTTGCGGCACGCTCTGAGCCATTTGCATTGATTGTAACGGCAGGAATAAAGCCAACTAGCTCCCGTCCTACCACGTCAGCCGCGACATAAATATCTGCGGCGAGGTCTGTTAATACGTTAGCCATTGGGGCTACTCCTTCATTCGTTTACAATTTTACCTTTGCCACGAACGAATAAAGCTCTGTCTTTTTGCGACAATTCATCGAACTGGCTTCGGCTCATTTCCTTAACTTCAACACTAGCCCCGCCCGTGCTTCGGGTAGCCCCACCACCCTGAGATTGAATGCCATCAACCAAAAAAGAATATTCAGTCTTAATTTTGGCACTCAGGTCATCCAAAGATGATACCGTCAACTGACCATTATCATCAGTCACCCGGATTTCATTATCTACAAGGGTCAGCCTCTGGCTGATTTCCTTTTCTAGGATTTTCGCCTTCTGTACGTCCTTTGTCAACGTCCCGGCAAGCCGCAACGCCTCAGACTTGATGGTCTGTTGTTGCTGGCTCTGAATCATCTCATTGAGCCGTAAGTTGATCGATTCATTTTCGGCTTTTTGGCTTTCATAGAGTTCTTTGTATTGGCCGTTTTCTTGGGCTTGCTTTTCTTTTTCATCGCGTGCTTTGGCATCTGCTTGCTCCTTCGCTTTTTGAATCGCTTTCTTTTCAGCTAACAATTCATCATTTTTGGATTTCAGACCAGCTATTTCCTGATCTAATCTTTCTTGGACTTTTGCTTCAATCGTTGATTCGATTTCGGTTTGTAGTTTTTCCTTTTCAGTATCTTCGATTTGAAGGTCTTTCAATGTTTCCATGCTTCACCTCTAGTTTGCGTGGTTGCGGCTCTGCCGCGTTATAAGTCTATGCCTTGTCCGATCAAAGTGAATATCTCACCATAATCGCCTTGAATGTCTTCTGGGAGCTTTGACACAAGACCCCGAATGATATCTAAATCTTCATTGTTGATATTATCAGATTTATCAAATATCTCTTCAATCTCAGTGATGATACTCTGTTGTTCACTTGTAAGCATTTGCAATCATATCCTCTATCAACTCAATAAATTTGGGACTACATCGTTGCCTTTGTCCTAAAAAATAAGCACTGAAGTTTTCAGCAAACCACTCAACTGTCTTTGTCTGTCCATATTGGCTTGGTGATGTTTCCTTCAACTCTTTGCGCGAACTTTTCCACAATTTATTCATCCGTTGTTCGATCGGGCTGAAGTTATTCCACTCGCGTGTTGCTAATCTTTCATTAAATTTGGTTGGGCTGAACTTGTAGGTCTGGTGAACATGATGAGCAAACTCATGAATCATCGTTGATCTGTAGGTGTCGAATCGTGTTTCCTGATAACTTGCGACACTCCACGGTTTGTTTTCTGCATCTCCTTGGTTCCATGCAGATCGGTTTGTTGCCAACTTACGTCCTGCTGTATCATCGGTAGCGAGTCCGGACACTCTTCGACCCATGAGTTTCTGATTGATCGATAAGGTTGCGTCACCCATTGAGGCGTTGACTCGTGTTCCTCGTCTGGTTTGCATTCCTCTAAGTTTAGGTATATTGAACAATCGAGATAGGCTGTCAAAATCTTCTAAACAAGCCTCAGTAGCGACCGCGATATCGTCATCAAATCGAGAAACGGAACCCCAATTCTTTTTACCTGAGTATCGCGTATCTGAATACTGTCTAGGATCTGCATTGCCTTCTTCCACATATGCCTTAAGACGTTTTCTTGCTTCTTTTGGTGTCTTGAATTGAATCTCTGATGTCGGTCTGAAAGTATATGTCGGTGCTTCTGGGTCTGGCAATGTCGGTCTGATTGCTTGTTGTATCGTGGTTTGATTGAATGTGATATCTCTGTCTTTTAACTCTTGCAGTGTCAGAGTCCGACCATCGCTGTCGATAAATCGGGATAAAGGCAAACGCTGTTGAGCGAACAGGCGTTGACGCTCTTTGCCCAGCACCTCAATCTGAAACTCTTTGGACTGCTTCCTTAACCATTGCTCATAATTGAGTTTTGCGCTGACCACCCCACGCCCTGACGATCCCACCGCACCTCTTTGTCCCTCAACATCGAGTTCAAATTCTTTCTTGACCTTGGGGACAATGGTAGAGCGACAGCCAAAGTGGGCTGGCGGCTTCGGTGATCTCTCAGGATTATCAGATATCGGATAGATCAAACCATCTCGACTCATACAAATGAACGTAGTACGGCTATCGAGAGTGGCGACCCATTGGTATCCTTCAAGAATATCAGCGTTTTCCTTCAACGTTTCGTTTCGAGCTTGTACAGCTAAGTGGTTAGTCCCTGTCCTAATCAACGTTTTGACCTGATCTTTCTTCAGGCTGACATGATCTTTGATGTCATTCACGATTTGCGGTGACGTGCGACCTAACGCAAACCCATCGCGCAGAACTTGCAAGAATTGGCCTTGCGCTTGCTGACCAAAGGCACTGATCAACTGACCAAAAGATTTAGCAGATCGACCTGGCTGTAAGGCCATGACATCAGTTAGGTATGCAGATCGGAGTTGCACAGGGTTGGGTAGATCAAAATCGACTCCAGTAGCTTGCGAAAACGCCGCTGTACTGAACTCTGACTCGTATTGAATGAATTCGTTTGCAAAATCTTCTGTTGATACTCCAATCTCTTGATAAACTTCTGCCGCATAAAGTTTGAGATCATTGAGGATTCGTTGGTAGCGGAACTGCTGGAACTCAGTCAAATCGCCCTCTAGTTTGCGTTCAACTTCAGCGATTAGTTTTTCTAGCTCAATTCCTACTTTATTCACCTGACCACCAGCTAGACGCTGGATGAAAATTTGATGTCGAGTGAGCGTGTCAAACAGATCGTCAGACACATTAGCTCCATTTGACTTTGTCTGCCCAAAATGCGGCTGACATCTTACCCTTTGCTATGTTTTTGGCGTGTCTGGCCTTAAATGCCTTTCGTTTTGCTTTCATGGCTTCTGATTCTCCGGCCTTGGGCGCGCCAGATGTTTTAGCACCTTGCTGACCGAATCGAATCAGTTTTACCTTGTCGCCTTCCTTTGCAAGCACGACATGAGATTTCTCAGGATGTCTAGGTGTCCTCTTCGGCTTGTTGAAGCCTTCAAGATTGAATCTTTCAAGTCTAGGATCTTTCGCCATTACCTTTTCGCTCGTTTCTTGGCGGTTGCTGATAGCTCGCTCATGTGGAATAGAAATTTACTGGTGCTTGTATGCCTCGCTCCTGACATTAGCCGACCTGATGCATCCTTATGAGTCTTACCTGTAAACGGCTTACCGTCCCGAAAATAGTGTTTAGCTCCTGCAACCATTACTTTCTCCTTTTCCTGACCTTGCGTAAATCTGCCGCTGTTATCTTATCCCGTGGCGGTTCAACCCTCGCTAATCGCTTTTGCTTTGCGGAATATGATTTCTTACCTCTAGGCTTTGGCATTACTTCTTCGCCTTCTTTGCTTTGCGAAACTTTTGAATCGCTTCCCATTGCTTTGAATCGACTGATCGAGCCTTACCGCCTGTCAGGACTGAATTGACTCGTGCCATTGCCCATTGACTGACTGAGACTCCAGGTCTGCGTCCTGATGTGACTGCGGCTCCAACTCCCTTGTCATAAATCTGCTTGAGTGCCGAATACGGTGCATTCGCTTTCTTCGCTTTATTCTGCAAAGCCTTCTTTGTGCGTTCATTAATTTTTACCGACATTGAAACGCCTCCGGAATGCTTTTGTGTATGGTGATTCTGGTGTCTTCTTACGTTTGCCTTTTGAATCTCTATCGCCAGCCAACTCGCCTAGTAATCGACCTTCTTTCTGCATCTTCTCTAACTGAGCGAGTCGTTTGCGTCTGGCCTCACCTGTTAGCCCTGCGAGATACTTGGCTGGAATCTTGCGACCTGACTTTGTAGTGACCTTCCTAACCATTGACTACTTCCAAAGCCATAGGTGCAGAGACACCTCGCTCATCCTGTACCTCTTCTAGCGTTCTTTCTGGTGCAATCACGCCAGCCGCTTTCAATCTGTCGAATATGTCTTGCTCTGCCACAATCGACCGATCTAGCAAGGTCACCATCGACATGATCAACTGAGGATCGACGGACTTGTCGTAGAACTCATTATTTATTTGGAACACGACATCTTCAGTATCAACGCCCATGAACTCACCAACCCAGTCAATGGCCTGTTTCACGCCTTTGCTTAAATTATTGACTAAATCACCAAGCACAGAGTTTTCACTAGCAAACCGAATCCTTGCACCTTCTGCTGTCTCATTTCCTGCCCTGTCAGTAATGATCCTGGCCCCGATCATGACCATCGCAGATTCTTTTGAGCGCATTGCATCCATGACCATATTGTTTGGATCAGCCTGTAACAGCGTAGCCGAACCAGTTTCACCAAGTACATGACCAGCCCTTGATCCTAGCTTAATGCCTTGTGGATTGAACGATTTGAATTGTTCCGGTGACAAACTATGGGTAATGAACAACGAGGGCTGACCTGTCAGGAAACACGACTCCTCATAATCTGCTGAGTTTCGGTAATGAGCGATATTTACATCAGCGATATCCGATAAAGGAGCCTCATCAACTGTGACATCATTGTTTTGCGCTCCAACGAATGCAAGCGGAATGATGTCCCAGGTTGAGCCGTCAGCCTTACGAGGGAATATTTCTTCGGTAACAGGAACGTCATCGCGATATAACTGTTGGCTGTATCCCTCTTCTGTCAGTCGTAAAACCCGATATTGCATCTCTACTTCAGATGAAAACTCGTCTAACTCCTTAAGATAAGACTCAGACAAGACGCACATCACGAGGAGCTTACGACCGTTGATGCTTTGGGTCTTCCAATTCACGACCTGTTCGGCAGTGTACGGGATAATTGCCGCCTTGAGTTGGAGTAGTTCAGTTTGCTCTATCGTTAAGCCATCTGGTGCTTGCGGATAGTCAACAAGGAATGCGGTACGACCTGTCTCCAGTAGATTACTCAACTCGTCTTTGCTCAACTGGCTAAGACTTAAACCATCGCCTGTCGCATCCATCTTGAGATAGTCAAGCCCATCGGGTAGCTCACAAACAGGGTCTTTCCGAAACGCCGCACCGACAAGAGCGTTCTTTGTCCTGCCGGTAAAGTTAGTAAACAGCGCACGTTTAAGATACTGCTTATATCTTTGAGTTTGTGTGCCTTTGCGCTCATCGCCGGATTGATTATCAGGGACAGGTAAGTACTCGTATTTCTTTTCTTTGACTGCTCGCGAACCTTTGACAGCATCTCTCGTCTGAGTCCAGACAGGTAAATACTTTTGATAATCGGGGTGCTGTTGCGTCACTGGCATGATTGAAAATCTCGTTCAATAGTCATTTTTATTGTACGCCTCATAATGCGAAATTGAAATCGACGTTGGCAACCGGACGTAGTATAGGCATTTCATAGGCGATTGGGTAAGTCGTCGCATCATTTTGATGGTCAACACCACTGGTTTTGTCTGGCTCACCGTTCCGATAGACCTGTTGCTCAAGACACGATGCGACCGTAGGGCAAGCGTTTGCGTTAATTCGTATACGACCCGCCTCAAATGCGGCATTTGTTGCCATGATCCGATCCCTTACTGGCGGGTTTGACTTCCTGGCTCTGACAGTGAAACCCGCTTGCTGTAGCAATGCGATATCTGACATCGATGCATTGACCGTTTTCCTTGCGCTACCACTTGCGTCAGGATAGAAAAATATTTCATGACTTGCATACTTCGACTTGATCAAATCAATCATTTCCGGCGTATCATACATATTGATGAGTTCTTCGACGCAGTGCCAGACTCGACCGCCTTCTCGTTGCACATAGACGGTTGCGGCTTGCTTTGTCACGTTGAAGTCACACCCAATGAAGAGCGGCTCATCTTTACGAATCTTCTCGCTCGACGCATGGCTCGTCCGATCATAAGAGTTATATACCGTTCCACTGATGAGGTTGACGAATTTACCCTTTAGGTAGGCGTCAAGTAAATTGTCAGGGTAAGCGTCCCGCAACGAATCAATGTACCCGGATGGCAAGTGCGGATTGCTTGCTGTCGGGGCTTGAATTATCTCGTAGCCTTCCTTTGGATCACGCTTCCAAGTCTCATAGACGAATCGGAATCCTTCAGGTGTTGTCGTCACACCTATCGTATTTAAGCCACCATTCGGTTTGTGCTGACGATTTCGGGATAATATTTGCCGCCAAACGTATGCCGCATCGTCTTTCTTGAGCGTGTCAAGCTCATCTATGTCTGCGTCAGCGTG